GATATTAAATCTATTCAAGATTGCGTTTTACTTTAGATGATGAGCAATATTAATTTATATTAATCAGCCAGTTAAAAGAGTTAGGTGTGGCTTTTTGCTGGCTTCATTCTTCGAGTGTGTCGAAATTGTGACGCGCTCACTGTATTTGGTTAAATGCTCACCACTTAAATGGGCGTACCTCTTAACCATTTCTAATGTTTCCCATCCTCCCATTTCTTTTAATACCATTAATGGTGTTCCGCTCTGAACATGCCAACTTGCCCATGTGTGGCGCAGGTCATGAAATCTAAAATCTGTTAGCCCAGTCAATCTAACTGCCCGTTCAAAATCTTCAAGACCGATAGATCGTTTTCTTTTTCCTGTTCTCGTAAATACATATTCAAATTCTCTTGGAATATTGCGTAAAATATTTACAGCATCTTCATTTAAAGGAAGAGGGCGACCTCGGTTAGATTTTGAGTTTTCAGGTGTTACTATTGCAACCCCTCTATCTAAGTCAACATTGCTCCAAGTTAGGGATAGTAACTCACCTCGTCTTGCTCCAGTTAATAATGCCAAGCTAACTAAGTCTTTCATCCACTTTAGCTTTAGATTATCAATGAGCTCAATCGCCACTTCCTTTTCGATCCATCTAACCCTGACAACTGGTTCTCTAAACGATGGAACATGCGGTTTTTCTTTTATCCATCCGCTTTTGTGAGCTAATGAAAATGCCCTCATAATAAATGAACGATACCTGTTTTTGGATGCGTTAGAGAGTTTTCTCTTTGTTTTCGTGCTATACACAGGCAGTGAGTTCGTGATCTCATCACTGGTAATAGTGGATAGTTTTCTTCCCTTGAAAATAGCTAGGAAATACCTTGCATTAGTTTGTGAATTTGCAAAACTTCGATGACTCTCAGCGTTTCTTAGCGCCAAAATCATCATCTCATCGAATGTTCGTTCTGGCGATTTATCTAATTTGTCTATCTGCCACAGATCGTACTTTAATTTATCGTGATACTCCTGAGCTTTCACCTTGTTCGTGGTGCCAGTAGATCTCCTAATTCTTTCTCCACTTGGAGATGTGACATCAATCCAGAACGTATTCCCTCTTTTGTAGATCGGCATTTTGAATTTCTCCTGCCACCGACCACAGCCAGCCGGTAAACATTATTGTCATTAAACTGCGCCTGTTCAAACTTTTTCAGGCTTTCCTTGTTAGCTCGCCATGAACCACCTACCTTAAACATGTAATATTTTGGTGGGTTTTTATAGATAGTCGATGGTGAGAGTTTTAGCTTCCCTGCAAACTCTTTCAATGTCATGCAGTCATCTTCCATTCTTCTCTTCCTTTTGCAGATTTCTGATGTATTGGCACATAACATCTTTGGTGTTGTACTTTGTGTGATTTAGAGGCTTAAACTTCGGTGTGTATTTATCGAGGATCTGAGTGGTTAGTTTGTCGTTGGGTATTCCGTGGCTTCTTAGTTCGATGAGGCATTCCTTTGCTATTTGCCTTCGTGCATTTTCCATTGCCTGTGCATTCATAGTCTTTGCCTTTTATTACGCAAAGTGACCATATATGATTTACGACAGTTTTCTATTTCGACTGGGTAGATATTCTTTCCTATCTTTATTTTGTGACTAACGATTATTCCAGTTCGATTATATTTCTTTTTATGGGCTTCCAGCGCCTCATTAATAGCAATCCTTTCTGTGGGCGTGACTTCACCTCGAATTATTAATCTCATAATTCACCTATGCTATTTTCCATTCATTTAATATTTTATTGCCGATATTAATTAACTCGTCTCTATCGACAGTATTAATTATCTTTCGTGGTTTGATGTATGGTCGCCATATTAAAAGCATTGAGCCTTTATTATTACCATTAACTGGTTTGTTTGTTCCTGCATTAATAAATGATATTCTTCCTCCTGTAATTAATCTCACTTCATCAACTGTTTCTAATGCAGAATTAAACCAACCAACAGAAGTATCGGCAGGAATTAACATTACGACGGATTGTAATTGCTTTTTACATTGTTCGGCGGCTTTATTAACCCAAGGCTGAATATCAGAATAGGGCGGATTTAAGAATATCGCCCCATAGCTTTCCCAATCGCAATTTAGCGAGTTGTCTTTTTCGGTAAGATAATGAGTACAAAGATGATTATTTTTATCGGCGGCGGCATCTAAATAAAAACCAAATTCAGCGTCCAATGCTGTGAATAAAGGCAGGGGAGTTTGCCATCTATCCCGCAGTTCCTTTGGTGTATGGCTACCTCCGTAGTCAGCCTTCATTCTCCGCATCCTTTATTATTAAGAATAATTCCATAGCTGCGCGCAGTGGGTTATTTTTTCTCACTTCATCGCTTACTTGCCACTCATAACCATCTACCCAGTAAGCAATGCCAGCAGCCCACTCTTTACACCCAGTGTCAAAGATTACAGATATCTTATTCTCAATAATAATCGTCATGGCATCAGACGGGTTATTGCATGGGTCGAAAAAGCGATAACCAAACGAGCCATCAACAAGGAATTGGATAATATCCATTGTTTGCTTAATTACATCGTATTGCGTTTCAGGTAAAACAGATTGAGCTACTAATAAATTAATCTCGAAATCAGATAGTTCGGTGTATTTATTCATTGATTACCATCCTGTAATTTCTATATCGTCAGAGTCAATAAACCAAGGTTCTATTTCGTCAATCCGAATCCCCATATCATCTAGAGAAGGATAGCCATCAATTCCTTTATCTTTAGACCAATCGAATTGCTCGGTAAGCCATTCTTCATCCTTGAAGTTATTGAATGCTATTTGCTGGAAGCGCTCAGCGCAGAACATTGCAAAACCTGCTTTCTCATGGCTACCGTGTATATCAGCTCTATATTCATCACCAGAATAGAATTTATTAATTTGTTCACATGATTTTTTAAATTTATCTTCATCGATAACAGTGACAACCATTTCCAAATCTTTTTGCCACGAGCCAGAACTTATTTTAATTTGTCTCATCTGTATATTTCTCCACAAATAACTTCAACATTCCTCACTGACATTAAATATTCAGCACGTTTATTGCATTCCGATTGCGTGTATATATCTTCCGTTACAGGCACAGCAGAACCCTGTATTAGTATGAGTAATACATATCCGATTATTTGCATTAATTATTACTCTGAATTTTAGGTATAAAAAACCCTGCTAGTGCAGGGATGAAATATATTTTTTTATTCTATTAAGTTTAGTTTCATTTAAATTTAACTTCTCCATTAGATGTTTTATATGGAGCTTATTATAATATATTTTTTTTTGACCATCACTTTTATGTGAGGCGCAAGTGTATGAGTTTATAATTGATATTACTTCATCGCTTATTATTTCAACTTCACTAATATATAATATTACCCTTAGGCTTCCTAGTATCTTGTTATTTTGAATAAACTCATCATGATATGTAAAGTATAAGTCATGACATTCTGGGCTTTTTTTATTATTGCTATATATAGTAATTTCACTACCATTTAGCATAACTCTCGTTATTTTTATTTTTTCATTATTTATCATTTTTACAAATTTAATCAATGATTGTAAGTGCGCTATCTTTTCACTTAAGAAATAACATAACTTGGCATTAGTTTCATTCTGTTTATTTTTTTCATCATTCTTTTGCCAAAAATAAACACCTATGGTGGCAAATAAGGCTAGCGAAGATAAGAATGCAAAGATAGTTGATAGATAAGAAAAAATAATGCTGAGTTTATCTTTTCCATGAGCATCGGTGACAAATATATCAATAACAAAAACACCAAAAACAATTAAAGATATTGAAGCTGTTGACACCCAAAAAATAATATTTTTAAGCTTTGAAGATAGTTCTATCATCGTGGATACCATTATAAATATTGGAATCATACTCACATCCATGTGACTAATCCACTGTCAAAATGCCTCCTTAGTCTACTTTGCGAAACTCAATAACCCACACCCAAGGATTTTTATAAAAACTATCTACGCCATATATTGACTGCCATAAGGCGCAGAATGCTGATTTTGCCGTTTGATATGGCTGATTACTATTTGGCACATAAAATCCAGTTAACCAGTTACCTTCATTTCCATATTTACCAGTTGTAATTCCCTCTGCAATAACATCATCCTGTGATATCTCCTGAACTTGCTGAACCCAAACATCAGTAATTTCAATTTCCCCTTTGATATTACCGTCTTTGTCTGCAATGTTGATGATGTCGCCAGCTTGTCCATAAGGGCAATTATCATCAATAAATCCGTGTCGCCACGCTGCGCATGTTTGTTGAGATAGGGTATAGCCTTCTTGCCATGTGCCGAGTTTGCGTAATATTTCTTCTGTTATTTTGGGCTGTGGTTTTATTGGTCGGCGCGTCTGTGTTTTTCTGCCATCCATGACAGCCACTAACATAACATTGTTAAACTTGATTCTGTCTTTCATTACTCCACCTTATTAGCTGAAAACACTGGGTCAAACTCACGCTCAACTTCAAACGTGCCAAGATATTGGTCATCAATCCACAACATGAATAACAATGGCCACTGATCTTCCCATCCGTCACAATCAGCGTGATAATATTCTGCACATACTTCAATGCATGAATCTAGGTCATCATCAGCACTGAAATTATGATCATCTGGTAATTCATAGAGGTTTTCTTCACTAATTCCTGATGGGTCTTCGCCTTTACCGCCTGCTATATAAAACTGAACTATCGCCATTATTCATTCCTCTATTGCATCCCTGCGAGTTAAATTAAAAGATAATTAAAGCTGTCGCTAAAAATGCACCTTTAACATCTTTATTTGATGGATA